ACAATCATGTTATTATTAGTACTGACGGTGACTTTGCACAACTTATTGCACCTAACTGTAAACAGTATAACGGCATACAAGACGTTACAATTACACACGAAGGTTACTTTGACAAGAAAGGTAATCATGTAATAGATAAAAAGACTAAAGAGGCTAAGCCTGCGCCTGACCCTGCATTCATGTTGTTTGAAAAGTGTATGCGTGGCGACACTAGTGATAATGTGTTTAGTGCATATCCAGGTGTACGTAAGAAAGGCACTAAGAACAAAGTAGGTCTTATAGAAGCGTTTGAAGACAAAGACAGCAAAGGCTTTAATTGGAATAACATGATGTTACAACGTTGGACTGATCATGAAGGTGCTGAACATCGTGTACTAGATGATTATACTCGTAATGTTATACTATGTGACTTGACAGCACAACCTGACGAGATTAGAGAGATAATTAATAACACTATTGCAGAAAACGCAAAGCCTAAAGAAGTACAACAAGTAGGTATGCGTCTTATGAAATTTTGTGCTAAGTGGGATATGCAACGTATTGCAGATCAAGCACAATACTTTGCAGAACCGCTAAATGCAAGGTATCCGGAGTAAGGAATAAATGATGAAAGCAAAAACTATTTTAAAAGATAAATTTTGGATTGTTGAAAGTGATGGAGAACGAGTAGGAACTCTTTCATTATCAGAAGACAAGTATCTTTTCAGTTCGGGTGCCGCAACTCAATATTTTGATAGCGAACGTGCCTTAAAGAAAACATTTGGTAACGATGTTTTTGTAGATACTATTACACAAGTTGTACCAGAAGAAGTTCCAACTAAAGAAGTGTATAACTTCCCAACAAGTTGTGTTCCTTACAATAGTTTGTATGATGTAAAAAATAAATTACCGTTGTTTACTAAAAGTAATAAAAGTAAAAGTCTGTATTGTGCAGGTTATTATATTATACATTTTGATAAAGGTTGGGTCAAAAGTTTTTGTCCTAAACTAATTACAATTGAGCGTTACGACTTTAAAGGCCCATTCAAAACAGATATTGAAATGCGTCAAGCATTGAGTATTGAAAATGCAAAATGAACCACTAAACACATTCCCTATTCAGCAATTCTTACAAAAGGTAAAGGTTGCTGACAGCGGTAATGCTAAAGAAGTTAAACTTAGTATAACAGAAGCAAAGGCATTAGCATATACATTAGGTATCACTATGTCACGCTTAGAAGGCGATTTAGAGCGTCTTATAGCGTCATACAGCAAGGGTAATGACGAAGTTATACAAGTGAGCTTAGATGGCGGAAGTGGCGACTGGAAGTAAACTACGTAGTTTACCAATAAAAAGAGATAAATATATGCGTACATAATTAAGGATTACGCATATGAGCAGACCTAAACCAAAAATACTTTTAGAGCATATAGATAAGAAAACTTATCGTGCTGAACAGATTTTAGATGCAGAAGCAATATGGGCTGTATTTTATAAAAACAAACCTTTTAATCTTAAAAGTCTAAATGCTATCACAAATTATCCTGGACCAAAATACAAAAAAGTTTCCTTTTCAAATCCAGGACATGCAATAAACTTATCAAAAAAACTTAACGATCTATTCAACTGTGAGGACTTTACAGTTGTAATGTTAACCTCTGGTGAGATTGTTACGACAGAATGAACTGGAAAGAGACATACACTAAGGTCTTTCTAAAACAACTTGACAAAACTGTGAACGATGCAGCTGTAGCCGAGTACATGCCGTTGTGGTGGCAAAATACAAGAGAAAAAACAACCGGAGGTTTGCGTCTTACCGAAACAGGCTTTGATGTTATTAACACTATACAATTAGCCACATACGAAATACCTTATCCCGCCGATATGCCTATAACTACACAAATTATTATATTCTTAGACAAATTTATTGACTGTCCTTACTACATATCAAGACATAGTATCTTTGTTACAAGCGAACGAAAGGCTGTCGAATTGGGTCTCTTTTCAGGAGATCTACGCAAGTACGGACTAGCCAAAGCATTATCTAGACAAGAAAAAGATTAATTATCTGCCAAAAAAGGTTGACTTTGTCCCCTATTGAGCGTATTATATATACATAGTTAGAAATTAGCACTGATAACTGAAATACACCAAGAGAGGTAATACATATGGAAAACGTAGCTATTCGACAAATCACTCCTAACAGAGCAAAGAGCAGTATTTTTCACGCAATGAAAAAGAAGCGTCCGATCTTTTTATGGGGTCCCCCAGGTATTGGCAAATCAGAGATTGTACACCAAATTGGTAACGACCTTGATGCCCATGTAACTGACATTCGTTTGTCATTATGGGAGCCAACTGATATTAAAGGTATTCCTTACTTCAATAGTAATGAGAATACAATGGTTTGGGCTCCGCCTGCAGAACTTCCTACAGAAGAATTTGCAAAGAAGCACAAATATATTATTCTTTTCTTAGATGAAATGAATTCTGCGGCACCTGCTGTACAGGCGGCTGCATATCAACTTATTCTTAATCGTAAGATTGGCACTTACAAACTGCCAGACAATGTACTAATTGTTGCGGCAGGTAACCGTGATGCAGATAAAGGTGTAACATACAGAATGCCAGCACCGTTGGCAAACCGTTTTGTTCACTTAGAACTTACTGTATCATTCGACGATTGGTTCCAGTGGGCTGTAGAACACAATATCCATGCTGATGTTGCAGGTTACTTACAGTTTGCAAAGAAAGACTTATATGACTTTGATCCAAAAAGTCCAAGCCGTTCTTTTGCAACTCCACGTTCGTGGACTTTTGTATCCGAGTTGTTAGATGATGACTTAGATGCAGAAACTACAACCGACCTTGTATCAGGTGCCATTGGTGAAGGTCTTGCTGTTAAGTTTATGGCACACCGTAAAGTAGCGTCAACTATGCCTAACCCATCAGATATTTTAGATGGTAAGGTAAATGAGTTGAAACAGAAAGAAATCAGTGCTATGTATTCCCTCACTGTTTCACTTTGCTACGAACTAAAAGAAAGCTCAGATAAAAACGATAAGAAGTTTAACGATAAAGTTAATAACTTTTTACGTTTTGCAATGGATAACTTCGAAACTGAACTGGTAGTTATGGGTATGAAATTGGCGTTGACACAATATGAATTGCCTATTGATCCAGACGAAATTGAATGTTTTGATGAGTTCCATGAGCGTTTTGGAAAGTATATTAAGGCCGCTCAAACAAGGTCTTAAGGTGTGTTGGGTTTGGACGTTCCCGTACAAAAAACGTCCATTTCTTCTTGACTTTTATGTCGATTTACTATATACTAACAGTATAAACAATGCAAAGAGGATATAGCACATGAGCGTTGCAGGAACTAAACACTGGACACCCGACCCGGATATTACACCTGAAGCATTAGAAGAAATGCGTAAAGATGTAATGGATAGGATTATTGTTGCACGTATTGGTCTTTTGTTACGTCATCCATTCTTTGGTAATATGGCTACACGTTTACGTATTCAATCCGCAGACGATTGGTTGCCCACTGCCGCTGTAGACGGTAGAAACTTATTTTTTAACACACAATTCTTTAATGCAATGTCAAATCAAGAAATTGAATTTGTTATTGCACACGAAATCTTACACTGTGTATTTGATCACTTAACACGTAGAGAAGATAGAGATCCTCAAATACACAATATTGCCGCTGACTATATTGTAAACAATTTACTTGTTCGTGATCGTATTGGTGTAAAACCTAGCTTCATTGATTGCTTCCAAGACTTTAAATATGACGGTTGGTCTTCTGAAGAAGTATATGATGACATTTATGAACAAGCAAAAGAAAACGGTAAAGAGTTACTTGAACAACTAGGCGAATTGCTTGACGAACACTTAGACTGGGAAGGTGAAGACGGAGAAGGTGAAGAAGAAAGCGGTGGTAACGGTAATAAATCTACAAAACAACCTAAGTACTCAAAAGAACAATTACGTGAAATCCGTGATGAAATTAAAGAAAACATGATGACAGCGGCTCAGTCGTCAGGTGCTGGAAACACACCTAAAGAAGTTGAAAGAATGATTACTCAACTTACAGAGCCTAAAATGAATTGGCGTGAAATTTTACGTCAGCAAATTCAGAGTACTATTAAAAATGATTTTACATTTATGCGTCCTTCACGTAAAGGTTGG